GACGCGCTGCGACTGGAAAAAATACAGAATGATATACAAGTACGAGATCTTAAGGAGAAACAAATGGCTGAATGGGAAGAGCAGTTCCGTGGAGGATTCGGGATGCATGGATATAACAAAGGAGGATTTGTGGATTACGGCGAAATGAAAGAAGTGGTACCACCACTAGATGGTTACGCAGCTGGTGGAATAGGAAAGCTCGTTGTCAAGCAAGCCCCGAAAGTTTTAAACAAACTTCGTGAATGGGCACCGCAGATTACAGGACAGGTTGCAAAACCGCAAAAGCTAAAATACCCATGGGCCGTGTTCGACGAGGCAGGAAACCCCATCAAGGATTTCAGGCTCAAGAAGGACGCTAATACGTGGTTGAATCAGGAAAGAACGGCTACAGGAATGTCTGAATCAGGATTTAATTTATTCAAACAATATAAAATAGGAAAGATAAAACCGCCACCAGTCAAGCCAATTAAACCAAAACCAACGGACGCACCGGCGATGTTCTACCGTTCGCGTGAGGAGATCATACAAGGACCTCCAATCATGACGGGTGAACAGTGGATGAAGTTCCTCAAGGCACGTGGTGTAAGGGACATTGAAATGATGGACACATCACTTGGACCGTGGCTTAACCAAAATTTAAAAAACAAAGTTTCAAAGAATGATCTTGTTGCTAAGTTTGATAATATCGTTCCTGATTTTGATGTACAGGTGACAGGAAAGGATTTCAGTGAGGGAATGTCCATCGCGAAAGGATTACAAAATGTTGACTCAACAGTCTTCTCCCCGGAATCATCAAAGATTATTCGTTTTCTGCAGGCACAAACCAAGAACATCAGCGATGACAAGTCAGCTAAAGAAGTTATGACAAGTTTGGATAATCTCTTTGATAATGCTTACGGAATAAAGAACGTAACAACGGAAGGAATACCGGCGAACAACGCTTCTGTCCCGTATGAAATAAAACAGGTCATGACGGATGTTCTCAGCGCCGGAAGGCAACGTGGCGTTGGAATGGAGGGCTCAGCATTTGTTGGATCCCCTTCACATGGAAGTTCACAAGTATTTGGAAGCACAAGTGGAAAAAATTACCGTGAGTTTCTGTTTAACTGGAAACCGAAAGGACCACGCGCAAATGAACCAAAATATGACTACGCGCATTCCTTTAGTGGCGCGAAGGGTGAGAATGCTTTCATGCACGCACGCGTAAGTGACCGCGTGGATGAATATGGCAACAAGCTTATTTTTGTGGAAGAATTTCAATCGGACATGCACCAACCTATTTCAGCTGCTCTTAGAAAAGCGGAAAAGGAAGGAAAGAAAATTCCAAAGGGAGGGCGTTACGCTCCAAGACTGGATGTGGATGTTCCTGTTGACAGCAAGGCGAATCTGGAACAGATGGCAAACATACAACGGCAGATTGACCGTTTGCTGGAAACCAATCCACGATCACCAAAACTGGCAAAGCTCTATGAGCAGAAGGACATGATAAGAAACATTGAAACACCAAAGATCGCTAAGGGCGATCACAGCGGAATTCCTGAAGGTCCATTTAAGAATTCACAGGACTACATGGAATTTGCAATTAAGTATTTGCTTCGCGTGGCAAAAGATGGTAATTACGATGGCGTGGCGTTTTCTACACCGGCGATTAAGAACCTGAAGATGACTCCTGGAAGCAAGGATTACCAAGGGAACATAATTGCGTATGGAAACATACTGAAGAATGCAATACAAAAAGCTAAGTCCAAAAGTGGGGCGGATTTGGTTGAAACGAGCATAGGCGCGAAAGTTGACAGACAAACTGGTCACTATGGCTCCGAAGATGTAATGCAATACTTTGGTGTACCAGCATTGATGCTGAAAGGAAACACAAAGGCACTGGAGAAAATAAGCAAGGGACTACCGGCTTACAAGGATGGGGGATTAACAGAAACCATTCCACCGGAAAAAGGACCTTTACCGTACGGCATTTTTAAAGATGTCGTGCCAACGCTATAGGGGAGATAGATGGCAAAGAATCCAAATAATAATATTGACAAGGCTTTAGAGGCATTGCAAGGTGCACTTGATCTTGATTCGGTAGGAACGGAAGTTCAATTGCCGGAACAAGTAGTAGATTTTGAATCAGATATAGAATTAACAGAAACACCGGACGGTGGAGCAGAGGTCAATTTTGATCCTAACGCACCCATCGACCAATCACAAATTCCATTCGATGCAAACCTAGCGGAATACATCGATGAAAGTAAATCCCGCAAGTTCGCTTTAGATCTTGTAGGATCATTCGAAGCGGACAAGGAGTCAAGGAAAGACTGGGAAGATACCTATGTCAAAGGACTTGACATGCTGGGATTCAAATATGAAGACCGCACCCAACCGTTCGAAGGTGCATCAGGGGTCGTACATCCCTTATTGGCTGAATCTGTTACACAGTTTCAAGCCCAAGCTTATAAGGAACTTCTCCCCCCAAGCGGCCCCGTGCGCACCCAAATAGTAGGCGCTATTACACCTGAAGTACAGGATCAGGCAGAACGCGTAAAAGATTACATGAACTACCAGATTACAACGGTAATGAAGGAATACGATCCGGAAATGGATCAATTGTTATTTTACTTACCATTGTCAGGTTCGGCATTTAAGAAAGTTTATTTCTGTCCAATCATGAAACGCGCCGTGGCAAAGTTTATTACTGGCGAGGATTGTGTTGTCAATTATATGTCAACGGACCTGGAAACAGCTGAACGAATTACACATGTTGTACGTATGACAAATAATGACGTACGCAAACTGCAGGTACAGGGATTTTATTTGGATGTTGAATTGCCAAGCGGTGATGTCAATATTTCAGAAGTACAGGAAAAGGTTGATGAGCTAGAGGGACTTCAAAAGGAATACGCCAACGATGATGATGAACACGAAATTTTAGAAATGCATGTGAACGCGGATATTCCAGGATTCGAGGATCCTAAAGGAATTAAGCTTCCCTACATTGTTACCATTGACAAGTACTCTTCCACTATTTTATCCATTCGAAGAAACTGGAAAAAGGAAGACGCTTTTTATCACAAGATTCAATATTTTGTACACTTTAAATTTCTCCCGGGACTAGGCTTTTATGGCTTTGGTCTAATACACATGCTTGGAGGGTTATCGCGAACAGCAACAAGTGTTTTGCGGCAGTTAATTGATGCTGGTACACTCGCTAACCTTCCAGCAGGTTTCAAGGCACGTGGAATGCGTATACGTGATCACGATGAACCTTTGCAACCAGGTGAGTTTAGGGATGTGGACGTAACAGGAAATTCCATTAGGGAATCATTGTTACCATTACCATTTAAAGAACCTTCACAAACTTTATTTGCATTGCTTGGATTTGCGGTTGACGCAGGAAAATCTTTTGCGGCGATCGCTGACATGAAAATGGGTGAAGGTAATGAACAGAATCCCGTTGGAACAACTTTAGCTTTACTGGAACGTGGAACAAAAGTGATGAGTGCCATTCATAAAAGATTGCACTACGGACAGCGTGAGGAATTTTCATTATTGGCAAAAGTATTTCAATTATACTTACCACCGGAATATCCATATGCGGTAGTGGGTGGAGACAGAATGATTAAGCAACAGGACTTTGATGACCGTGTTGATATTCTTCCTATTTCCGATCCTAATATTTTTTCCATGGCACAACGAATTACATTGGCACAACAGCAGTTACAACTGGCACAGTCTAATCCCCAAATGCATAACTTGCGTGAAGCGTATCGAAGAATGTACATGGCGATGGGTGTGGATAATGTGGATGCGATTTTAAAACCAGATCCAGACTTACCAATACCAACAGGTCCAGCAACCGAAAATGGCATGGTAATGAAAGGACAAGCACCTAAAGCTTTTCCGATGCAGGATCACCAAGCGCATATTCAAGGACACTCCGAGTTTATGTTTACACGAATGGTTCAAATCAATCCCCAAATATTCTCCATGTTGCAATCGCATATTTCAGAGCATATTGCTTTGATGGCAGGAGAACAGATTCAACAAAAATTTAAGGAACAGGCGCAACAGCTACAACAACAAATGCAACAGGCGCAACAACAACGTAACCAACAATTGATGCAGCAGCTACAGCAACAAAATGATCAATTAACAAATCAGGTTGCGGCTGAGCAGGCACAAATTGAAGCGCAGTTAACAGGACAACTAGCTAAAGATGAGGAAGCTCGAATGAGTAAAGAACCGCAGGATCCATTGGTTAAATTAAAGCAACAAGAAATTGACTTGAAAGCAATGGAAACTCAGGCTAGACTAGCGAAGGATATTGCGATGGATTCTGAAAAAATGGATCTGGAGCGTGACAAACTGGAGGCTGATACAAGTCTGGAATTGATGAAAGTATCCGCAGAAACCAATAAACAGGATAATGCGGACGCAATGTCAATTCTAAAAGAAAATATGATTTCAGCGCGTGAGGCAATGAAAGACCAAACATCTGAGAGAATAGCGAGGAATAATGCGAGATCCAAAGCAAATGGAAAAAAGTCTAACTAAGATAGCAGACGCTATGCATAAAGTTGAGGAAGCGGCGCGTGCCCAAATCAAGACGCATGCGGACTATATGTTAGTATGCTCTTCCTTGATGGCNGTGACNCGNAATATGTANTTGGAGGCAATGGGACCTTATGATACAGTGCATATGTTTCAAGCTGTTGCGGATAGTATTGTTGCAACAGAGGAAATATTACAAGAGTTTAAAAATGACCCACCACCAACATTGCATTAATGCCTTTTCAATCGGAAAAACAAAAAAAATGGATGTGGGCCAACAAGCCAGCAATGGCGCAAAAGTGGACAGACGAACATGGGAGTAAGCCTGTTAATAAAAACAAAGGAGGAAAGATGCCAAAAGTAGGTGAACAAAAATTTCCATATACTTCTGCTGGAGTTCAACAAGCCCAAAAACATGCAAAAAACACTGGGCAAAAAATGAACATGACTGGTTATAAGAAGGGTGGAAAGACAAAGAAAATGAAAGCTGGAGGTCTGTTTGACGCGGATGGTTTTCATAAAGAAGCTTGGGTAAACGAGTATGGATATCCAAGTGGGGGAATCCCCATTAAACATAATAAATAGGAGGACCAAATGAACTTATTGAAAGATCTTTGGGGGCACCTTAAAGAATGGAATGAATGGAAAATGAAGGACTGGATAAAGGCCGGCATTGTTGTAGTCATCGTTCTTGTTGTCCTTAAAATTATAATTGTACCAGGTGCATAATGGTAGATGCTTGGAATAGAGATGTAGGTTTTACTTATAAACCTAAAAAGGCTAAGGTAGCGCCAATTCATCCTGGACAGGATGATTGGCGCTCAACACATTTGCGTAATTCATTTATTAATAATGTAAACGAAGAACGTAAACATAAAGCTACATTTGGAAATGCTGATTGGTTGGGGTCTCGTCCTGCTAATTGGTATACACAGCTAGATGCTCAAGGAAAACCAAGTAATTGGAGAGCGGCTAAAAATGTTTTACAGCATATACCAGCTGTTACAACTGATCAAAATGAGACTCGTAACATGTTTCAAATGTTGGCTAATCAGGCCAAAGGTGGCGACAAAGGCGCTAGGATGCTGGATACAAGAGGATTGCCAGCAGGGGCAAGAAGAATTGGAAGAACACTGTTTACTGATCCTGCCAAGTCACAGGGATTTTTTGGTGACGTTGGGGCACTGTTTAGTGGCAAGAACAAAGCAGCAGTACGCGCGAAAGAATACAACCCTTTTCCGAAAGCAGGATTCGGGGAACAATTTTATAAAGATGAATTTCCTTTTGCATCTTCTTTTGGTAACTTAATAGGCCTTGCGGAGAAATCCCCAACCCTCAGCATGATCGCCAGTTTGTTTCCAAAAAAAGAAAGAATACCTTTGGAACAAGATCTTAGCTGGGTTCCGGAAGGTTTGGGTGAATATGATAAAATTCCTGAAATACCTTTCTTGGAAGACCTGACGGAGACGATTGAAGAGGAGACGATTGACGACCGCATTCCTCGGGGGCCGTTTCCTCC